CATCAAGTTAAAGAGTTACTTAAAAGAGAAGGATAACAATGGCTAATTTTATATCGTGGGGAGTAGTGTACTGCTCTACTTGGTTTGGCCAAGTGGATGAGACTACTTTGTCTATCCAGAATCAGTCAGCCCCTCCTTGCTTCGCTCCTGCTAATGAGATCGTGGAGCAGTTTGAGACTCGGGTGCTGAACGATGGAGGCACGTTTGAGGGCTTTGATTGCTTGACCGCTGCGTTGCAGGACTTGGGTGAGGACACCTACTATGATATTTTTGACACCTACATCCAACGTATGACAGACGATGGAGCAACACTTGAGGGCGAAGAATGCCTAATTGACCAACTATTTATTTTGAATTGATATGAGTTTTTTTGATGACGCAAGTCTTGTAATGATCCCTTCGGGGTATAAGGCAAGTAAAGTTTATAGTGTTAAACCAACTGATGGAACTGGGGACTTAACCTTCAGCCGTGCCAGCACAGCTACACGAGTAAACGCCAGCGGACTAATTGCTTCGGTAGCCAGCAATGTTCCCCGTTTAGATTACACAAATAGCACTTGCCCAAAGCTTTTGCTGGAGCCACAGCGGACTAATTTAGCTCAATACTCGGAGCAGTTTGACAATGTTTACTGGCTTAAATCAAATGCAACCATAACGGCAAACACCACAGTTTCACCCGACGGTACACAAAATGCAGACACGGCTGTAATTACCGCAGGCGGTTACGTTTATGCGGAGTTTATTTCTTACGCAGCCGTAACTGGTCAGTCCGTTACGATTTCGGTTTTCGCAAAGAGCGCAAGCGGTGAGCTTGTTATCTTTGGTGGTGCCACAACCGCAGGAACCGATGTCTATAAAATTGAGAACTACGGGAACGGCTGGTACCGCCACTCACGGGTGCGGACATTTACCGCAACTGCAACCACTACTTTGCAATATTTAATTGAGGGAGTTGGTACTCATATCATTTGGGGCGCACAAGTTGAAGGCTCTAATTCAGCTTACGCCACCTCGTACATCCCCACATTGGGAGCGAGCGTTACAAGGGTTGCGGATGCTTGCTCTAAAACTTCAGCTACTGCTTTGATTGGGCAGACGGAGGGAACTTTTTTTGCAGAGGTAACCTTATTGGGTAGTACGGGTAATTTTAACGTATTGAACACAGACAACGTTACTACTAACGCAATCACCCTACATATTGAAAGTGGTCAAGTTCGTGGCTATGTTTACGCAAATAGTGTGCTTTACAATGACATTACTGGCGGTTCAATTTCCGTAGGCAATACTTACAAAATGGCTTACGCTTACAAAAGCGGGGACGCTGCGCTTTACTTGAACGGAGTACAAATTGGCACCGCTTCTCAAACGTGGGCCTTTAGTGCTTCAGTTGGCAAAATAGAAGTTGCAGACATTGATACGTACTTTTCGTATCAAGAGGGTATAAAATTTGCCCAAGCCCTACTATTCAAGACCCGTTTAACCAACGCCCAATTGGCTGAACTAACCGCTTAATTAAAGACACGATGAAATTCCTAAAATACGAGTTTACTCCAGCCCAATGGGCTACGGCTAAAGCTAAAATTGAAACCACAACTACCAACCCAGATGGTGAGGTTGTAACGACTTGGAACTCCGAGCTAGTTACGGCAGTAGTTGAATTAGGCTACATCTGCCTTGAATACGGAACGGATGTCGAAGGCAATAAGGTTTGCATCAAGTCCTCACCAAAGTACGCAGTTGACATCCTATGGGCTAACGAGCCTATGGTTGCGTCTTTTGCTTCTTATGTGGTATGGCCAGAGCCTTGTGGAGTTCACATCTTCGCAGGATGGGAATCAGCATACGAGTCAGAGTACTGCGTTGCTAACCCCGATGCACCATACTGCCAGCCTCCAGTTCCTCCAGTAGTTGAGTAACGATGACAAAGGAGTCAGTTGATAGCGTTGTAACGTCTTGGTCTTTAACAGGCACAGGGCTGCTTGTAAGCTACGTTCACCAAGCGTTGGGTCTATTTGTACTTGTTGCCTCATTGGGCTATACCTTATGGAAATGGCGCAGGGATTATCTTAAGGACAAAGGTGCTAATTGAGCGCATCTTCGGCAACCCCAAGACCACACTTTTAGGGCTGCTAATCATCGCACTATGCTTTGTTCTGGTGTTCTACGAGAAGGCATCGCTCACGGAGGTAAGTGCTTTTATGATGGGTGCGTTCGCATTACTATTTCTTAAAGACCCGAAAGATGGCGAAGCAACAGGCGGTAAGCCAAAGGATCAGTAAGAGCAAGAAGCGAGGCAAGCACTCCAAGAGTGCAAGCAGCAATAAGGCGAGTAAGAACTACTCCAAGCCTTACAAAAGTCAAGGGCGTTAAAATGTGCATTAAGACGCACTTTACCTGTTAATGTACGTTTTAATGTACATTATGACTACAAATTGTGCAATTAAAGGCACATTAAGCAATATGCAAAAAGTGAATAATGCTAAGTCAAATGATCATAAATTCCGCAAAGTGTAAAGTCAAATGAGCATAATGTGTAAAACCCACAACTTTTGATATTAAAAACGTGACCAAGAACTTTACCCTCGCAGAACTGACTGCTACAAAAACGGGGCTTCCTAACGCCTTACCCAAGCATCTTGAACCCAACCTCCGTGCGCTTGCAGAAAACGTCTTACAACCCACGAGAGATGCCTTAGGTGCGGTGAAAGTGACGAGTGCATACCGCAGCCCTGCGGTGAATAGCAAAGTAGGGGGAGCAAAGACCTCGCAGCACGTGCAGGCTCAAGCGGCTGACCTCAAGTGCGAAGCAGGAAACGATGTTTTATTTCATTGGATTAAGGACAATTTAGACTTTGACCAACTGATTTGGGAATTTGGCAATGATACTGCGCCATCGTGGGTTCACGTTAGTTATTCTAATACCAAGAACCGAAAACAAATCCTAAAAGCAGTAAAGCACAATGGCAAAACCAAGTACCTCACCTTTTGATAACTGGCTCAATGAACTCGAAACTAAACCCCAACCGACTTGCAATGTGGACAATCCTGCTGACTGCGACTCTTGCGGCTCTTAGCAGTTGCGCTACTGTGAAACCCGTCCTTCAGAGTGTAGTTGTAAGGGACACGGTAATTGTCACGCAGACAAAGTACCTGACCGACACGCTGGAACTGTTCAAGGACACGACAATTTACCAAGACAAGGTAAGGCTTCAGCTCCAGTACATCGACCGAAAGGTATTCGTTGAGGCAACGTGCTTGCCCGATACCATCCGTGTAACACAAACCAAGATTCTCACGAAGGAACGGAAGCAGAGGGGATGGACTTTGGAAGGCGCAGCGGTTACGCTTGGTCTTATCCTTGTGGTTGCGTACTTCATCAAGAAGTGGATAGATAAGCTCGTAGAGTAGGTTTATTTGGCTTCTGCTGCACTTAAATACTAAAATGGTATAAGTGTATGCATTGAGGTATTTGGATGCGTTAGAACGCAACTTCTTTCTTTTTCTTTATTAAGTTTCTTTTTCTTTAAGTTGTTTGGTTAAGTTAAGAGTTGACTAACTACTAACTAATATCAACTTGTAAGTTGATTAAGTTAAGTAACTAACTAAGTTAACTTGTAAAAAAAAAGGAATAAATTTGACATACGCAAATTTTGTTAATAAATAATTCTATGAATGACCACATCTACATTTATTGGGATGACGTACCTTTGGCTAATGACACCAAAATACTACATCGGCAAGACGTTGAAGATAGAGGCGAAGGATGTTGTGATGGACTTCCAACCTGATAACTACAACTTGGGTACGGCTCTCACCTACCTAATGCGTGCAGGCAAGAAACCTCACAACCCTATCTGCGATGACATCCGCAAGGCCATCGCTCACCTACAATTTGAACTTGAACGCCAAGATGAGCAGCCAACAATTAGCGCAACAAGCGAAGGAAGCCAAACAACAACAGGCAAGTATGCAGTACTATACTAACCCCGCCAAACGCAGGAAGATAGACTTCATCCTTGAGGAGTGCGCTACGTTGATGTCTAACTGCGAAGCCACATACCAAGCTCGCCAACAGGCGAAATACAAAGAACAAGAGCTACTGGGTGAGATTGCCAAGATAGACCTGCACTTCGCCATCCAATGCGGCTATCTGATTCCCGACAACTGATCTACAAGGTCGTAGTAGGCAAGGTTCCAAGCCTTAACGCCTTCTACGCTTCCAAGCATTGGACAGTCCGAGCCAAAGCCAAAGAGAAGCATTGCGGTGAAGTCTTGTTACAACTGCAACAGTTCGACAAATACGAGCTTGCCCACGTTGAAATCAAATGCAGAGTCCATTACCGCTACGACTTGGACAACAGCGTGATGGCAATTAAGTTTGCCCTTGATGCGTTCAAGCAATGGGGAGGGGTAAAGGATGACTCACCCAAATACGTTGACAGAATCAAGATGACCTACGACCCCTCGCTTCCAAAAGACACCGCAGAAATTACATTCACGGGTTGGGTGGTAACAGAATAAGTTGTATATTTGCCTAACTTAAAACCAATCAGTTATGACTTTATCATTTTCTCAAGACGTTTACACCGAAATGGTGCAAGTGCAACAAGCACAAATCCAAGCACTTCAAAACAAGATACAAGAGCTTGAAGCTCGTATTGAGGTTTTGCAGCAGCAATCAATTCTATTTATCTAAAACCAATCTATACTATGCCTAAAATTATTTCTATCACCCCCACAGGTATGTGGCAGGATTTACACAAACTCGAAATCCGTTTCGACACAGGGGATTTTGGAACTGCCTTTGCCAAGTCACAAACCCCACCCTATGCCGTAGGCGAAGACGTGGAGTACACCAAGAATGAAAAGGGTACGATCAAGATCCAACGCGCCAATGCTTTTGGCGGTGGTGGGTACACCCAGTCCGCACCATCTAGTCCTTCATTCGCTGCTAAGACAGATGACCGTTCCGCTTCTATCATTCGCCAAGTGGCGTTGAAGGCTGCGGTAGAGTACGCCTGTGCTGCCCAGCACGATGTGAACACCATCCTCGCCAACGCAGAGACCTTCAATGCTTGGATGACTGGTGCAAGTTCAGCTCCTGCCTCTCACGTGGAGCATTTCGCAAATCGCAACGACCCTTTCTGATTGGTTTTTAATTAGGTCGTTGTGTGAAGCCCCTCTACGGAGGGGTTTTTTTATGTCAATTATTTTCCTATATTTGTCAAACCAATTAGAAACAATGATACATCCCGACTTACTGAGCAACGAATCTTCGCTGCCATACCTACAACGCGCCCTCAAGGGCAAATACTATGACACTGGCAAGCTTGGTGTTTTTGAAGTAGACCAATATCTCCGCCTAAAGGATGGCGAGTTTGTGGTTGTGGTCGGCCACGCCAACGTGGGCAAGACCCATACGCTGCTTTATCTTATGCTTTTGCAGTCGTACAACTTCGGCAAGAAGTGGCTCATCTATTCTGCCGAGAACGAAGTGCCAAGCCTCAAGCGCAAGCTTATTGAGTTCCTTGTTTGCAAACCCATACAGGGAATTGATGAGGGGATGATGTACCGCAAGCTGGACTTCATCAACGAGTACTTCCAATTTATAGACGGCAACAGGCTATTTACCGCATTTGAACTTCTTGAGGTAATGAGCAGCATCAAGAATGAATGGAACTACACAGGTGCTTTAATTGACCCTTACAACTCCCTATCAACAGATCAAAAGAAATTAGGCAAGACAGGGATGCACGAATACCATTATGAGGTAGCTTCTGCGCTTCGGGTCTTTGCCCACCAGAACAACGTCACTACAATCGTAAACGCTCACCCAGTAACCGAAGCAATGCGTAAGGTGTTCTACAAAGGCCACCCATACGAGGGGATGGCGATGCCTCCCAATACTTCGGACATTGAGGGTGGTGGTAAGTGGGGCAACCGTAGCGACTGCGTTATCGTGATTCACCGATTTGCTGCTCACGAAACTGATTGGATATACACCCACATCCACGTTCGTAAGGTCAAGGAGATGGAGTCTGGTGGGCGCATAACTCCCCTTGAGACACCGCTTGTTTTGCAGAGCGTGTTGGGAAATGTCGGTTTTGTAATAAATGGCCGTAACTTGCTGCCAATTAAAATGGATGAAACACCTGCGACTGATGTACCCTTCTGATGACTCCCACGACCTTTACATTCGGGAAAAGCAGCTTATGCTTGCGGGTACTGCGATGTGGTTAGCGCAGCAAGCAGCAGACAAAGCAAAAGGCAGAGAGGTACAAGATGACATCCTGCACCACGTTATGAGCTGCCATTACGCAGACCTACTATTGCAGCAGTTCATTGACTACCGCCAGTTCACGGAAGGCAAGATGAACGAGATGTACTTGGCAAACGCCAAGCTGCGGATTGATAGCGAGCAGATGATCTACGAGATACAACGCCTGCAAGGGATAATCGAGGACTCGCTATGAAGCAGATCCTTTCACCCTTTCAGAAGTACGAATGTTTCTCGGTTGACGGAAGCGACTACCTCGTGACCGACGTAACCATAATCCAAGACAAGGATGACAATTTAGTGGAGTGGGCAAGTGAGATGAAGTTCAAAAGACTTTCAGACCACAAGCACTTCACTATGCCAATCACCAAGATATTAACCAATCACAAAGAGGGCAGGGCTAAACACTGCAAATGCAAATGAGACCATTCGAATTACGCCAATTAAAAGTATCTAAAGAGCAATACTTCGCCCGTCTTGGGTTTCAAGACAATGGAAGCAGAGCGCATAAAGAAAGCACCGCAAGAGCAGCATTCGTTTCAGCATTCCGAAACCACGCCACGCTCCACGAGTTAGGTGAGGCCATAGACAAAGACCATAGCTCGGTAGCCTATGCAGTAAGGATGCACAAAGACCGCCTTATCTACGGGGACTATCAGCACTACTACAAGGTAGCCTGCTGCGTTCTTGAAGAAAACCCGATGGCCTGCATTGATAAGCCCGACTTTCAATCTTTAGAATTGGAACTAAATAAACTCAATGAAGTCGTTGCGGAGTTATCTAAATACAAGGAATTGTATCTAACTCTTAAACGCACATTTGATGAATTTTAACGTAAGCATTTGGCCTATTACAGGATTGCTCTTGGGCGTAAACTACGCCTCAACAACTGACCTTGATGGCGAAGACCTACAACACGAGCTTCAGTTTGCCTTGTTTGTGATAATTTTTGAGATTAGTTGGAACTCCTCGCAGTATTAGCAAAGCGCCAGACCGATTGGATTCGGATGTGCAAGAGCTTTGGCGCAAGCGATGACCTTGCCCAAGAGCTTGTGCAGGAGATGTACGTCAGATTGTACAAGTATGTTGATGATGCCGAGAAAATAATGTACAACGAAACGGAGGTCAACACCTTCTTCGTGTACGTTACGCTCCGAAATATGTACGCAACCTTAATGCGCCAGAGAGCAAGATTTGAATTCGTAGACGTGGACATCCTTGAGGAGTTTATCTACGAGGAGGCCAACGAAGATGCAGAGGTGCAACTCATACAACTTTACGACAGGGTGTGGTCAACCCAAACTGACTGGCATTGGTACGACAAAAAGATTTTCGCACTATACCATAACACCGATATGAGCATCCGTACTTTAGCGGATGAGACAAAGATTTCAGCACGATCAATTTTCAACACACTAAAAAATGCAAGAGAGCGAATCCAAGAAGACTGCCAAGACACCTACGAAGCGTACAAAGAAGCCAAGCGGCTTGGGTGATACCATCGAGACTATCACAACTGCCACAGGCATCAAGGCTGCGGTGGATTGGTTTAGCGAAGCCACAGGCATTGACTGCGGTTGCGATGCTCGTAAGGAGAAACTGAATAAGCTATTTCGGTACAGGAAGCCAGAGTGCTTGACCAAAGAAGAATACGAGTTTGTGGGCAAGATGCGAGGCAGGAACACCGTGACGGCCATTGAGCAAACGGAAGTGAATAAAATCTACAACCGAGTCTTTAAGGATTCCGTTCAGCCTACAAGCTGCGGCTCGTGTCTTCGTGGTAGGTTGCAGGAGCTTGAGACATTATACAACGCTTATGTCAGTTAGTAACGAGCGAAGGGTGTACTCCAATCAAGTTGGTGACATTACTGCAAAGAGGTTTGTAGAGGCTTGCGAAGCAATTGGCTACTCTTGTGAGAAGTCCGACCGCAACACCGACATCTACGATCACATTGACTACTTCGTTACACGGCTAAACGGAACAACATCCGTAGACGTAAAAGGAGGTAACCATCCCAACACTATCTGGGTAGAGTTTAAAAATGTAAAAGGAGATAACGGATGGATGTACGGCAAAGCCGAATACATTGCATTTGATATGCCAGAGCTTGGAGGTTTTGTGATGGTAAGAACGCAGGAACTTGCAAGACTATGTGAGCAGATTGTAGAGCCTGTGTTTGTCACAAAGCAAGAAGCGACAAGAAAATACTACCAAAGAGAAGGCAGAGAGGATGTGATAAGCAGACTTGAGTTGCCAGACATTCAAAGATTAGTTTCATTCAAAGTTTTAACCTATGCCAATCCCTCAACCCAAAAGTGGTGAAAAGCAATCCGAATACATCCAACGCTGCTTGGAGGCTATCGGAAGCGAGTACCCAGACAAAGACCAAGCAGTAGCAGTTTGCTACACACAATTTAGAGAGGGCAAGTAGTCCTCTTTTTTTTGTTGGATTGTTGGTAATTAAATAATTTGTTTTATATTTGACAAACATTTAATACCAATCAGATGAAACTACTACTTAAAAACATCACTTACTTCTGCGCTCTTGCGCTGACGTTTTGGGCATACCTATGGACTCTTGAACTTCTTGGGATATGATATTCACATACAACGACCTAAAGTTTTGGCTCGAAGATGCTGACCTACTACCGCAGTCTTATTGGGATGCCCTTGAGGATTACGACCCCGACAATAAGAACTCCGATGAGATCCTTGCTAAGTTTCTCGGCTACGTTCACGTCGCTGACTTCTACAACTACGAGATGGACATCACCTACGTCGAGGAGACCTACAACGAGGATGGCTACACCAATACCGTAGCTTACCCTACGACATCCATTTATGGTGAAGCCCCAAAGCTTGCCGATGACATCTACACCAAGTGGCTCAATTGGGCAACTGAAGCAGCATCTGAAGAATAATTAAAACCAATCAAATGAAATACGCAACTATCTCCCAACTGCTCCGAGAGCTTAAGTCGGTGGACATATCTGAATCAATCCTCAAAGACATTGAAAACATTGAGAAGATTACCTTGCGTATGGCTTACCACGATGCGTTAATTCGCGTGCCTTTTGAAGAATGGTACGAATCAACATTTAAGAAATGAAGATTAACCACCTTGATTTGTTTAGTGGGATAGGTGGATTCCATTTAGGCTTTGAGAGAGCAGGATATGAAATAACATCCTACTTCTCGGAGATAGACAAACACGCAGTCGCAGTTTACAAACATCAATTCCCAACCTCAACCTATGTCGGATCAGTTACAGATGTTCGAGGAGCAGACCTCCCCAACATCAACCTCATCACTTTTGGAAGTCCTTGCCAAGATTTCTCATTGGCAGGAAAACGAAAGGGGATGGAAGGACAAAGAAGTTCTCTTGTCCTCGAAGCAATCCGTCTTATTAGCGAATGCCGACCAAGTGTATTTGTGTGGGAAAATGTTAAAGGGACATTCTCCTCAAATGATGGCGCAGACTTTTGGGCGATTATCCAAGCCTTTACCAACATTGGGGGTTATAGACTTGAATGGCAACTGCTTAATACAAGTTGGTTTCTACCCCAAAATAGAGAGCGGATATACCTTGTCGGATATTCTACAACCACAGGTGGGGGAGGAGTATTTCCTATCGGAAAAGCAAGTCAATCAAATAGCGAATTGGAACGCACAGACGAAGCCGTTACAAAATGCCTTACTGCAAGAGGTCAAGACGGCCACGCAGGAATGCAACTTATAAAAGTAAAGTCAGCCACAAGTTCGGGCTACGAAGAAGCAACAAGCGGTGATACTATCAACCTATCAAATCCAAATAGCGAAACTCGCAGAGGCCGTGTAGGAAAGCAGAAAGCGCAGACACTTGAAACGAGTTGCAATCAAGCAGTAGTTCAGCCTAATTATACTTACGAGAAGGTCAACGAAACAATACGCAGAAACAATTTTGTAGAGGGAGAAATCAAAGCAATGGATTTATACAACAAGACGCTCCGTGATGAATCACCTTCTCTAATGCAACCCGAACA